AAAAGACACTCTGGCTTATATGGGGTACGCAACGCAGTAAAGCGTTTGTGCGTGACCTGGTATGAAAATATCAACTCGGACGTGTCCACATGGGATACACGCCTGAGTCAGGTTGCAAACATAACTGCCGGCTACCACCGAAATGTCAATCCTTCTACAAAAGAGGGTATTAACGGTGCGGTGGCCTTGTGGGAAACGGAATACTCCGAGTACCAAAAAGCGGCTGAGAGGTTTGCGATGAAAGTTCGAGCTTGGAAGAAGCTCGATCCCGACTGTCGTCAGGCCCGGCCAAAAAGCCCCGAGGAGGTTCCATCCCCTCGGGCCCGCTTCCTAGCAAGTTGTGGAAAGGCGTTGCAAGTCGTTGACTCGATGCTCGCCTATCTGGAACTCCCCCACCATGTGATTCCTCAGAAGAATGATCTTTACATGGTGACATCCGGTTCCTTGAACTTTGGGTGCTCAAATCCGATACACAAAGGTAGTCGGCCGTCGAGCGATACCTGCGACTGTCGTAGCAGATATGGGTACCCATTAGTTCCGGATGTTCGATCCGAACGTCTAATACAAAACCTTTTCGAGCTCTTCCTTGGATATAGTGGACTATATATCCTCGGAAGGTTCGAGATGTATTACAAGACAAAGCTCTCGCTATTAGAGTCCTATAGCAAGAAGCAATCCCCACGAGAACAACCTCCTGTTCCCGACCTCTTTCATGTTCGTTTCGTACGATCCAAGAACATCTACGGGGGTAAGGGTGGTCATGCCTTAGGGCGATGGCTGTGTAGCGATCCGGTTCGCTGCCAGGAGTTTGTGTTCAATATGAAGAGGTGTGCCCCAAAAGCAGATGATGATCAATTGTTCCAGGAAGGCTTGAAGTCAGCCACGATCATCACGACTCCTCCAGTCGAACGTCCTTTCCTCGTTCCAACTGGAGTTGATGCTGGCCGGACATACACCATAGAAGATGCCAAGCATGCGGTTCGCCGTACATGCCAGGAACTCTTTGGTGGTCTCCGATTCCCAGTGTCGGCCCCTCATCACCTCCCTTCGTCTAAGGCCCACTACCTAGGGAGTGGTCACTCGGTACCCCGTTCGCTCGGAGGTGCTCGAGGAAACCTTCAGCCTTATCAGATGCACGAAGAAGAAGCCCTGCTCACGGTGGCTTCTGAAATCGGGCTTCGCGTTGATATTGCCCCGGACCGGCGCGAAATCATCGATCATATCGTCTTACAGAAAGATGACGATATTTTGAGAAGGCTCCTCCGGTATTTTCGTCCACCGAACGAAGAGATCTCTGCTCTCACCCCCGTGTTCCACTGGTTTGAACTCGGGATAGAGAAGATCGTCGTTCGGGAGATGTCAAATCGAATTCCTCTGGAAACTCCCTGTGAGCTTCCGGCTAAGGTGCATCCCCTCGCGGAGCCTTTGAAGATTCGGACGATTACCGCTGGCCCCCCCCGCGAATATTACCATGCCTCTTACATCCAGAAGTGGCTTCATGGTATCCTCCGGAAGACGAGGACCTTCACCCTCATTGGTGGTGCTATAGGTTCCCAGGCTTCCATTGGCGCGGAGGGAAATTGTATGGATGGTCGACCAATTACTGAGCATACGGTACAGTCTCGGTTCCGGGAGCCCCTCCGAGATGGACAGTTTTACGTCAGTGGAGACTACAAAGCGGCAACTAACCTCATCCATGGTGCTCTATCAGCTACAGTAGCTGAGGAAATCTCTCGTATCTGTGAGATCCCGGACGAGTATGCGAAGCTCTTCCTTGTAGCACTCACTGGACACCAGATCGAGTTCGGACCCGAGTTCTCGAAGAAGCAGATGAATGGTCAGTTGATGGGGTCTCCGGTTTCCTTCCCCGTCCTGTGTATCATTAATGCGGCTTTAACTCGAGATTCACAAGAGATCTCCGGGGACATTCCAATAGGTACAAGTTTGGACGATTTCCCTTGTTTGATCAACGGAGACGACGTAGTTTTCCCATCCACGGATCAGGGCTATGAGATCTGGAAGGGAGTGACGTCGTGTGGAGGCCTAGTACCCAGTCTGGGGAAGAACTTCACATCGCCGAAGTTCCTCGTGATGAACTCCGTCATGTTCCGGGTGGGGAAAGTTGAGCAACCTCGACCCATGAGGTCCTCTGGTCGCCGTTACGACCCTGGGTTGACTCCAGTTCCGATTGAGCCTTCGATGCCTCGCTTGACTCAGATCACGATTGAGACTCTCCATGTTTCTACCGGTGCTATGTCAGAAGTTGTGGAGCTCACTCACTGTAGCTCCCCGTACTTCCTGAAGCCTCTGCACTCCACCACGAACCGTCCCGTCCGTGATCAGCAGACCTTCACCACGGCGCACTGGTGGAATATGGATTACCTGGGACCAAGTGGAAGGTCGTATCGTCGAGCCGTCCCTTGGGAGTCGGTGAAGAAGAAGAAGGACCTGATCGGTCTCCGGATGAAGCAGTTGGAAACTTTTTGCAAGGGGCTGTGCAAGAAGTCTCGGTTCCATGGTACTTTGAATCGTCTTTCCGACCTTTTCCAGTCAGATGGCTACCAGGTCCTTCCCGGCCTTCAACGGTGCTGGTTGGGTCCGACGACTGGTGGTCTGCGACGAGCAATGAACCACGTCTTTCTCGATTCTTGGAAGGACGTTCTTGCCCTTGCGTCGTGTACCCCTCGTGAGGCTCTCCTCTCCGGTATCAAGGGTTGCATTCCGTTTTCCACAGATTGGTTCCTCCCCACTCAGTTAGGAGGTCTTGGTCTGGAATCCGTGGATGGAGTCAGAAGCTCCTCTGTACCTGCTCGACGTTTGGCGAAGTATCTTTTGGAGAACCCCAGTGAGCGGATGCCGGTGATGCCCACCCTGGGGGAGACTCCGAACTTCGCCTACCAGGCCCGCCGGGACCTCATGTCGCAGATTCAAGAGATGGAGAAGCGTGGACAGGTGTTGGAAGTACCTACCGTCCAGCCATGTCCTTCTGGGTTCCAGGAGATTACGTCCTTAATCTCCTTGAATACTAGGCGTCTTCTCCTCCAGGCCTCTGGCAATACTCTCCAAGGTCCCGAAGGAGATTTTGCCCTGAATATGGATCGTACGATCCAACTTGGGAAGGACTTGGAACGCGTCTACGCCACCCGACGTCGGTGGTGGGGCGCACAGAAACGACTTGATTGGTATAAGTGTGCTCCTCTAACTCAGCGTGAGTTGGAGAAGTACCTTAACATTCGGAAAGTCGTGGCGATCGAGCCAGTTCCAGTCCCCCACGTTCTCTTCACTCGGAGCCTACCCGAGGAGGAGTTCCACTCGGCCCGTCCCGAGTATCTCGTCCCCTCCGGACGATTGTTCCCTCTCCGACAGCGCCTTCGGGCCGACCTAGAGGAGGAACGTTTGGCGTTCTATGCTGAAGAATGCCCCCCCCTCCCCGATTCCTGGCCCATATATATCCCGACTGAATTGCCTGAATGGAATGTCATGTCGAAATATCGTATGGGTCTGTTCCGTGACGGCAGAGAGGCCGCCAAGGAGGCTCGAATCAAGCGCCGGAACTTTGTCGAGTTGGGTCGACAGGCTCGCCGGCGGGGAGAGGATCTTTTCGGTGATGATGAGTTTGACGTACTCATTACCAAGATGGAGTAAACCATTCAAATCCGGGTAGGATCCCGCCAAAACCCGTGGAAGTGTTCAAAGAGTCACCTGGTTGAAGAATCATTCATACCATATCTTTTGATACCTTGTAGGTACTGGGTTTGAATCCAG